CAAACCGGTCACGCTCTACCGGTATGTCGACCCGAACGGTAATCTACGCGATTACGGGAAACGAGTGCTCTGCGCTTAGCGTAGGATCCTGCACTCTCCGGCATCAGACCCCCCCTTCGGAATTCGGAAGACGGATCGCACCGTCGTGGATCTGCTCACCTTCTTCGCCGTAGGCGGCGCGACGCTCCATCTGAGCATAGAGCTCGGAGTGATCGGGGTGCTTGTGATCGGCGGTCATGCTGATCTCGAGGTAGACGCGATTGTAGAGCACGTCGCAGGCGGTGCAGCTGTTCAGATACTCGGAGACGGTGTCGTTGTTGATCGTTTCGATTTTCATGTTGTCGTCCTTTTCAGGGGAGGGCACGCACGCATTAAAGCGTGCATGCCTTTATTGGTTACGCGACGATAGTGCTGTTGCTCTTGATCACCTTGCCGCGGCATTCGAAGTGACGCGCGCTGGCGATAGTATTGCGCTTGATCGCGTCTTCGTCGGACATCATGCGGCTCTGGCAGCGGAGGGATGTGATCCTGCTGGCGAAGCGTTTCGCGTTGCCGGCGAGCAGGTTCCGATCAATGCTGCTCTCGATCAGATCGATGAGCGTTTCTTCGATGACTGCCGGCAGAATAGCTCTCCTGGATGTTGAGTAGTCTGCGTTGGTCACGCCGTAGACCACAGCGATCGTGTCGAGCGTCTTACGCATATGTTCCGTCATGCCGTCGCTTTCTTTCCAGCTCAGGAGCACCGGCATGATGCGCTCGAGAATATCGTCCGAACGCGGATCCGGATCGTAGAAGTTGGGGAGCGTCGTAGCCGCGAGGATGAGTGCGTCGATATCCTCGTTCATCAGCGCGGCTTCCATCATGCTGACCGCCATATCAGCAAGCTTCTCATTCTTTCCGCCTGCCTCAGGCGCCTCAGGCTTGGCGCCCTGGAGCATGATCTTGCTGATATCGCCCATCAGGACGGTCGCCTTGTCGCGCGGGATATTGAAGGTGTTCATTCGTCATAGCCTTTCGGTTCAGGGGGCGGGTGGTCTGCTTTGCGCTGACCTTCTCCGTGACACCAAGATAGCGGCCGAAAAAGCCTGATGGAACAACTAGTATTACGGATTTTCCAATAAAATCATTTATTTGGGGGTGAAACGAGCTTTGTTCGACAGCGGATATGCTCGATGCGTTGAATTATGAAAAACCGGCGACGGGCGACGGGGTGCATGGCGGTGAAGGCTTGCACGCAAAGGTGGTAAATCCGGATTTTTTCCGCTGAGGTGCCGAGAAGTCAGAAAAAAGGGGATCCCGAAGGATCCCCGTGAAGTGAAGCCCCTGATAGGCTTTGGAAACTGAATATCACGGTGCGCCGCCAGCGCCACCTGCTTTTACGACCGTCCAAACCGCGAGCAGGACGGCGGTCGCGAGGGTTCCGAGAACTGACGTCTTGAGAGACATTGAAAGCCGGCCGGACCCTTCGCGCGCGCTCCGCGTCCACTGCGTGTCGGCGTGCCATGCGCGGAGATCAGCGGGAGACGCGATGTTGATGCCGAGATTCCGGAATGCCTTCTGCACCGCGTCATCCGCAGCTCGAGCAGCGGCGCGCTCGATGAGCGCTTCAATCTGTGCGTCGCTCAGCTGGCGGCTGGGGTCGTTGGACATGTTCATCGGCTCGGGGTTGTCGGTGGTTGCGACAAGTATAGCATATGCGGCGGGCGCAGGCGTGACGGAGGCGGCGATGGCGAGCGAAGTGGTGTGGCTGATGGAGCGCGATATCGCCATGGCGGAGGTCATGGAGCGCGAAGGGCGGCCGGTGGATCCGGATCGGCTGGGGCTCATGTCGCGGCGCGCGCTTGAGGATGAGCTGATGGGCGCGGCACAGCCGTGCCTGGAGGACGGACGGGCGGGGTATTACCCAGCTGATGTCGTCCTTATTGTTGGGCGTCGGCTTGATGCCTTCCGCCGCTTTGAGATGTGAGATCGGGCAAGGGGAAGAAGAAAGCTGGGGTGGTGAAATGGTGTAAAGAAGGTTGATGGCGGTTGTTGTGTTGATGTTGTTATTTAAGAGCTGAGATGAGAGCTGGCTCCGAGCCGCAGGCCCTTTTCTTCCCCTTGCCCGGATCTAAATTCTAAGGCGCCGTCCAACGGCGCAACTGCTCTTCACGGCCGAAAATTTATTTTCAGCCCACCTCTTGACAGGTGGCCGAATCGGCCACACCTCTTACTCAATCTCACCTCTTAGATCTTAGTGATGATAATCACCGAAGCTCAGCCACGCAGTGAGCTGACGCTGAGCGTGATTACTCATCACTCTAAGAGACTTAGAGACAATGTCTCTAAGTAGTAAGGAAGAAGAATATTTATCAATATTCTTACTGGAAGCGGAGCGTCCAGGAGCAAAAAGTCACGCTGCGTAGCGCGTGATTTTTGTCCTGTCCGTCCCCTTCCAAGAAACCACCTAAGCCCCCAGCCCCCGCTCGCGTCACGACCGTCATCCTGGCGGTGCGGTATACTGCATGCATGTCGCACGCAGTCTCCCCCGATCATCTACAGCGCCGCCTCCACGGCGAGCCCCTCGACGCCCTGGCGGACGAGCTTGGCATGTCGCATGCGGTAGCATCGCGGGTGTTTGCCGTGTCTCATGCTGGCATCGATGATCTGCGGCTCACACGTCGGGGCCGGGAGCGGATCCGTCCCTGTCTCTGCTGCGGCGTCCCGATCATCAGCTGGCATGTCGGCGTCCGTCTATGCCTCTCCTGCCGTGTGGGAGGCCCTCTGAGCGTCGATGAGGGGGATATGGCGGCATGAGCGTGCGGATCTCGACAGAGGGCCTTGAGCGGCGTCTCCGTGTCGCTCCGGGCAAGATCAAGCGCGTCACTCGCAACGCGCTCAACGATGCTGCTCGAGAGCTGCGGAAGGAAACCCCGAAGATCATGGACCGGGTGATCGACCGGCCGACGCCATTCACGCGCCGGACTTCCGGCGTCACCTACCGCGGAGCTAGCTACGACCGACTGTCCGCGAGCCTCGAGCTGTCTCCGCTTCAGCAGCGCTACCTGTCTCCTGGCGAGTTTGGCGAGACGTCAGACGATATCCAGACACCGATCGCGAGGGACAGCTATGACGCGAAGGGCAACCTGAAGAAGCGCTTCAGGTGGACGGCGGCTGATCGAGCGAAGCTGTTCGGTCAAGTCCACCGTGTCAAAGCCAAGCGAACTGGCGGCATCCGGGCGGTCGGAAAGTATTTCGTCGGCACCCCCGTCGGCGGCGGCTACAGGCAGGCAGGTCTGTTCGAGCGCTCGAGGGATGGCAAGAAGCTGAAGCGTATCACGTCGTTCACCAGGCGCCGCCGGTATCGCGCACAGTTCGGCATCAGGGATGAGTGGCAGCGGCTCGGCGGTCCGATGCTCCGGCGGCATCTGCAGGTCCAAGCTCAGCACCCGTCCAACCGTCTGTGACGTCACACATAAAGGCATGCTTGCATGCTATATATAGTGGGTCCTCCCTGGGGGTGCCCCTATCTACGGTGGTTTTGCCGAGGGCACCCACTCGGAAGCTATGAAGTCTGAAAATCCGGCTTGTTTTGGTGGCGAAAAACCCCAGCAGGACAAGGCTGGAACGCGAAAGGTGAAGGCAAATGCCGCATCAGATCACAGTGCAAGACAATCACAGCATGACGATCGCAGATGCCGCCCGCGCCATCGGTGTGACTGCGCAAACCGTCCGCAACTGGATGCTCGCCGGCTGCCCCCATCAGCCCGGTGTCCCTGGTCGTGGCAATGGCGCGACGATCAAGATCCAAGAAATCATCGAGTGGCGGATCGCCGAAGCCACGCAAGATGGCGACATCGAGGGTGATGACGGCCAAGTCTACAACGAGGCGCGCGCGAAGGCGGCAGACTGGCACTACCGCGCGATCAAGCGCCGTGCTGACGCACTCCAGCAACTCGGCACACTGATCCCGGTTGATCACATCGCCGACGTCGTCCAACGCGACTACGACAATGTGCGCTCCAACCTCAACAGCATCCCTGGCCGCTACTCAGTGCAGCTCGCCGCAGCCACCGAGGTCCACGATGTCCGCGCAATCCTCATGTCTGCGCTCGCTGGCGCGCTCTCAAATCTCTCCGAACCGAACAGCATCATCGAAGACGCCGACGGCAACCCCGAGGGCTCCGTTTATGATCCTGTCGACCTTGATGGCATCATAGCGGACGAGGCCGACGAGGAGCCACAGGAGCCGCCCCAGGGCGACTATGAACGTCGTGGTCGCAGGGGGCGCTGATGTTTGATCTCTGCGCATCACACGGCGATCTCGCGTCCGCTCTCGCGATCCGGCGCCAGGCTAGCTTTACCCCGCCCTCTCAGTTGACGCCCGATGAGTGGGCGGATGAGTATCGCGTGGTCCCGTCAGAGACGTCCGCGATTACCGGCAAGTGGGATACGTCACAATTCGAAGTCGCACGCGGCGCTATGCAAGCGCTCGTCGAGCCCGGCGTACGCAAGGCCACCATCTGCGCCTCCGCTCAGATCATGAAGACATCCGCAGCAGAGACGGCGATCGCATATTTCATGGACACCGCGCCGTGTCCGATCCTCGTCTATCAACCGACTGACGACACCGCGGCAACGTTTGTGGACACGAAGCTCGACCCGATGATCAAGCACTCGCCGAAGCTCGCGGCGAAGTGGGGCGGCAAGCGCAAGCTCGAGTTGAAGCGGGATGACTACACGACCTTCTTTAAGAAATTCCCGGGCGGCTACGTCGAGATCATGACGGCCCAGGCGGTCGCGAACCTAGGCATGCGGAGCGCCAAGATCGTCATCTTCGATGAGGTTGATAAATTCAAAGTCACGAAAGACGGCGACGTGATCGCGCTCGGCGAGGAGCGGACGAAGGGTTTCTCCGGTGAAGAGCTCTCGATCCGCGTGAGCACACCTACTGTGGAAGGCGCGTCTCCCATCATGTCGGAGTATCGTAAGTCCGACATGCGCAAGCCTTACGTCGCCTGCCCGCACTGCGGTGAGTATCACTACCTGAAGTGGTCGAACGTGCAGTACAAAGACGAGAACGGCAAAGCAGATCCGGCCCTCGCGGCATATTACTGCGAGACCTGCGGTGTGGCCTGGAGCGAGGCGCAAAGGGTCACCGCGATGACCACCCGCGGATCGATCAGCTGGCGTCAGACGCGGGCATTTCGATGCTGCGATGAGCATCAGGAGCCGGAGCAAGAACGGATCTGGGACAGTAGTGGGCGCGCCCTGTGCAAGCACTGCGGTGAGCGAGCTGTAAGCAATGAGCACGCCGGATTCTGGGCGTGGGAGATCTATCATCCCCGCCGGTCACTTTCTGACACGGTGAAGGTCTGGCTCAACTGCCAAGGCAATCCCGCGAAACTTCAGAATTTTATCAATTCGAAGCTCGCCGAGACGTGGAAGCCGCAGGACGATGATCAGATCGAAGTGGATCCGGACCAGTTCGCAGCTCGCACCGAGCCGGACTGGGATGCTATCCCAGAGCAGGTTAGGATCATCACGATGGGCGTCGACGTGCAGCCGCGCGGCAGTAAGTCGCCGGGCCGCCTCGAGGCGGAGGTTGTCGGGTGGGGCGATGGTGAGGAGACCTGGTCTCTCGACTACCACATCCTGGAAGGTGATCCCGACGAAGCCGACGTGTGGGTGCGTCTCGACGAGATCCGAACGCAGGTATATCAGACCGCTGATGGCCGCTCTTTGCATGTCCAGGCGTGCTGCGTAGACACTGGCGGCCATAACACTGACTCGGTGATGTCTTACGCTGGCGCACGGCGTAGTCAGCGGGTCTGGCCGATCAAGGGCGCGTCCGAGACCTCCGGCCGGCGCCAGACGATCTGGCCTGAGCAGCCGCCGAAGACGATCAAGCATGGCGCTAAGCTCTACGTGATCGGCACTCTTGCCGCGAAAGATTGGGTCAACGCATGTGTCGGTCGATCACAAGCCGGTCCGCAGTTCATGCATGTGCCGTCCGGACGAGCGGCAAGTTGGTTCGAGCAGGTACTCAATGAGAAACGAGTGACCTTCATGGCGAACGGCAGGTCGGCGACGACCTGGCGTCCGAGGTACTCCGGAGCGCGGACCGAAGGGCTTGATTGCCGTGTGTATGCCAAAGCCGCCTTGGAGGGCCTGAAGCGTTTGGCGCCAAGTCTTGTCCGGCTTTCCGCCGTTGCCGCAGCGAAGCCTGCCGACACGCAGCTGACCGACACCCACAGCGACGCCCCTGCTGCACAGAATACGGATAACTCACCCTCTGCGATGAGTGCTCCACGTCGGCGTCGGAAAAAGATTGTCCGAACTCCTGCGCCGAGTTCTAGCAGGCCCTGGTGATCGGCAATTTTCTCGGCCATCAGATCTTGCAAATCGAGCTTCGGATTTCGTCGCGATCCCCTTTGAAATAGGGGGGTCGCGGTTTTATCGCTCGGATTGCAAAGGAATAATCCGGAATACTCGTTGTTCCGGTTTTCGCTGGCTCAGCCGTAAAATGTGGGCATGGCGACGGAGATCGCCGAACAAGATCAAAGGACCCCTGACATGAGCTACAAACCGACCGATGTCTCGCACATCACCCAGAGTGACCCCGCGCCGATCCTGCACGCGATCGGCTGGCGGCCTAACCCCAAGAAATCCCGCTCTTGGATCTCGTCGGCTAACGATACTGTCTACAGTGTCTTCAAATCGCGCAGCGGCGACTGGCTCTGCAAGCCGTTTCCGGCCGGCAAGACGGGAAATGCCCTGCACATGCTGCGCGAAGCGGAAGGGCTGAGCTTCCCGGCTTCGATCGTGCGGGCGGAGCAGATCCTTGCTGACAACCCTGACATGACAGCTGAGACGCTGCTCGGCGGCGGCGATCTCGACGAGATTATGGATCAGATCAGCGACAAGCCCGAGCCGCGCCGTCGTATCGATACTGAGAGGATCAAGCTCACTGATCCCTCGCCGATTCTGCGTGAGATGGGATACACTCCTGACGCGGAGGAAAAAGGGAAATGGATCGGCGGACCGCTCGGCTCGCTCTCCGTATTCCGAGCGACGAGTGGTGATGGCTCTTGGCTCATGTTGTCTCACTCAAACGACGCCGAGAAGATCGACGTGATCCGGCTGGTCGCGGAGTGCCGTAATCTCAGTTTCGTTGATGCCGGTAACCTCGCCGACTCAATCCTTGGCACCAACACCCCCGCCCCTTCTTCTTCCCCTTGCCCCAATCTCACATCTCAGACACCAGCTGGCCCTGAACCTGCCAAGAAAATCAGCTCCGCTGAAGCCACCGAGCGCTATTACCGCGGCGGTACAGAGTGGTCACTCGGCAGCCCTGTGCCGGATGTCCTTCAGCGTCGCGGTATCACCGGGCTGCCGGTAAAATGGTCGGGCGCATTCGTCGTCTCGGATCGCGGCTCTATCCGCACGCCGTTCCGCGGCGCGGACGGAGGGCATATCACCGGCTATGAGTCAGTGCAGGCGGATGGCAGCAAGAACCTTTTGACCGGCTCTACGATCGGCATCGTCACGTCGCGTCTCGAGCACGCTGATGAAATCGTCGTGACGGAGAGCATGATCAACGCGATGAGCCACGATCTGCTCCACGGACCGAGCGCTCGCGGCTACATCGTCGTTCGGTCCGGCGCTGAGCACCTCGCGGTCGAACATATCGCGGGGATGCTCAAGCTCGGCATGCCGATCCAGAGAGTCACTATCGGGACAGACAATGATGCGGCCGGCATGTCATACGCCAGCAAAATCATGGCTCGCATCGACCGCCTGCGGATCTCGGACAGGCATCCGAACGACCCGGACCGCTTCATCGAGAAGGATTTCGAGGTGCTCTACGTGCCCCCGATGGGGCGCTGCAACGACCACAACGACGCGCTGCAGCTGGCACTCAGGAGCCCTGACACCAGGGCCGGCCGCCGGCTCCAGGACTATCTCGATCAGCTGGGCGAGGACGCGATCTACTCGTCGCCGTCGATGGCCGCTGAATGACCGCCACTACCGCGCCCGTTTCGAGACGGGCGCGGACGTCACACGCGAATAAAAACGGCATGCTAGAATGCATGCATGTCAAATTCGGTCCAACCCATCATGATGACGGCCGCTGAAAAGCGGTCATACCTCCGGCAGCTGCGGGAAGCCATGTACCGCGGCGTCGACTACGTCAGCTATAACGGCGATCAGATCAAGTATCGGTCGCTCAGCGACATGCAGCGGATCGAAGCCAAGCTCGTCGCCGATCTCGGCGGTCGCAACCGGCCACGCACCCGCCGTGCCGTAACGGTGTCGCGATGAAGATCGTGGGCGCCGACCCTGGCCTGGATGGCGGGCTTGCTTGCGTTGAGCTCGACGACATGAGCGTCGTCGCGCTAGAGAGCATGCCGACATACACATTTCCGGATGGCCGCAGGGTGCCAGATGCCCGCGCGATCTTTCGGTTCTTCCAGAGCTGCAAGCCCGCAATCGCCGTGATCGAGCAGGTCGAGTCCAGGCGGGGCGCCGGCGTGACCTCTTCGTTCCGCTTCGGCTTCGGCTTCGGCGCTCTGGTTGCGGCTGCGCAGCTCTATGACGGAGATGAGCGTCGAGTCACGCTCGCGCGTCCAACCACCTGGAAAGGGTGCCTAGGGCTTTCGAGCGACAAGCACGAGAGCCTGGCGATGGCGCGGGAGCTGTTCCCGGGCGCGGCCGACATGCTCACACGCAGGAAAGACGACGGCCGCGCCGAGGCCCTTCTGCTTTGCGAATATCATCGCCGTTTCGTGATCCCGACCGGCGAAGTGGAGGTGATCTGATGCCCGCGCTACTCAAGCGAATTTTTGGCGCCTCCGTCGCGCAGCATGGCAAGGCCCGCAAGCTGAAGGGTCGTAGCCTCTCTACGCGCCGGTTCCGCGCGCCTCAAAACCTGACATCGAAATTCCGTGGCTCCATCGGTGGCAACGTCGAGCGCTCTGCTGCTGCTCTGCCGGTGATCCGGAGCCTGTCCCGAGACTTGTCGCGCAACTCCCCGTACGCTCGCGCGGCCGTCCGCACCCTGGTCAACCACGCGATCGGAAAGGGCATCAGCTACTCGATCTCTGGTGATGATCGGTATCGCCGCGATTTCCTCGCGTGGGCCAACAGCACGGATTGCGATTACGAAGGTCAGCAGACGCTGCATGGCCTGATCTCGACCGCCGCCCACACGCTTTTCGAGGCGGGCGACGTTCTGCTTGTCCGGCTGCACAAGCGCACACCGCAGGGCATCGTCCTTCAGCTCCAGGTGATCGACCCCGACCAGATCTACGAAGGCGCCGCGCCTAAGTATGCGGGAAATGAGGTCATCGCGGGCGTCGAAGTGGCGCCGAAGCGCGGCGGCCGAGTTATCGGATACCACATTCAGCCCGATCCGGATCGCTACGAGACTGAGTTCATCCCTGCCGATAAAGCCCAACTCCTTTTCGAAAAGGAATATGCGGGCCAAGTGCGGGGCATCCCGCGCGGATCGCAAGCGCTAGATATGGCCGGCAACGCGGCCGAGCTGATGAGCCATGCCCTGGCCAAAGCCAAGGTCGAAGCTTGCCTGGCGGTGCTACTCAAGACACCGGCTGGCGAGACTGGGGAGTTCGGGCTTTTCGGCGAAGACGACTACAATGATGAGGATGATGAGTTCGCGATCCCGACGAGCATATCTCCTGCATCGATCATTCCCCTGCCCGAGGGGTGGGACGCTCAAATCGTGGCGCCGGCCGGATCGGGTGGTCTCAAAGACCATCTCCAGAAGTCGGTCGAAGCGGTGGCCGTGGCATATGGCGTGACCTATGCCCAAGCATCCGGCGATGCGACAGGGGCAAACTACTCGTCGAGCAAGATCGCCCTGATCGAATTCCGCCGCGGTATCGAAGTCGTGCAAACGCACGTCTTTATGCCCGCGCTCCGCGTGATCGAAGCGGCATATCGCGAAGTCTACGAGCTGACGCATGGTCGGACGGTGACCGCGAAGATCCGGATGATCCCGCCCGCGATCCAGTCGATCGAGCCAGCAAAAGAGATCCTAGCGGAGATGACCGAACTGGCAGCCGGCCTGACGACCCTTGTTGAGCTCTGGCTCGCGCGCGGAAAGGATCCGGATGAGATGTGGGCCGAACTCGCGGAACAGAAAGCCAGGCTTGAGGCGCTCGGTATGCCGCTCAAATTCGGCAACCTCGATCTCTCCTTGCTGCTCGAGTTCGCGAAGCTGGAAGCCCAGGAAGCCGAGGCAGCAGACCGTCACGCGTGAAAAATAAATGCATGCTAGAATGCTTGTATTGATGAAGGTAGATCGATGACGACACCGAAGATCCAAACCCGCTCCGGCACCGCGCCAATCAGCTATGACGAGGCCGAGGGCACCGTCGAGATCGTTATCGCGACCGCCACCCGTGCGGAGCGCGAGGGCTATCTCGAGGAGCTTGTCATCAGCGAAGATGCGATCGACGCATCTCGCCTGACAGCTGGTGCCGTCAATATGATCCTGGATCACAAGGCCGAAGGCCTGCCGATCGGGCGCGTCATTGGGTACCGGATCGAGAATGACGAGTTGATCGCGACCGTCAAGCTCAGCGAGAGCAAGGCGAACGAAGATGTCGTCACCGACATCCGGTCCGGCGTCATCCGGACGGTCAGCATCGGCTACCACATCCTCGAGATCCAGGAACTCGAGGAAAACGGAATCCCCGTGATCCGAGTGACCAGGTGGCGACCTGCCGAAATCAGCATTGTGACCATCCCTGCGGATCCGCTCGCGCAGATCCGCTCCTCCGCGACCGCTCTGACGCGGCGCACAACCACCGCCGCGGCACAACCGACGAAGAAAGGCCAGCGCATGGAAGACGACGACCTGCAGAACGAAGACCAGATCGACACCGTCGAGACTGAAGAAGAGCTCGAGGACGAAGAGCGAGTCGAAGACGGCGATATCGAGACCGCCGAGGACGACAACGACGAAGACGTGACCGCCGAAGGGGACGAAGATGATCCGGCCGAGGGCACGCGCTCCGCTCAGATCCTGCAGCTCTGCAAGCGTCATGGGCTCTCGATGGATTTCGCGATCCGCCACGTCTCGAGCGGTGCAACCGTCGATGCGGTGCGAACCGCGATCCTGGACAAACTGGCAGAAAGGTCTCCGATGCCGATCAACACGACCCGCGCTCGCGTGACCCGCGACGCGCAAGAAACCCTCGTCGCTCGCGCGGCAGACGCTCTCTACTCGCGCCTGACCGGCACCGAGCCGTCCGCTCGTGGTCGCGAACTGCGTAACCTTTCCACCATCGAGCTCGCGCGTGAATTCGTTGGTTCGGGTGCCCGCTCGATGTCGCGCCCGGAGGTCATCGACCGCGCGCTTCAGACCCGCTCCGGCATGCACACCACGTCGGACTTCGCCGCCGCACTCGGCACTGCTGCGAACCGCACGCTGCGGGCCGCTTATGATGCTGCCGAGCTGACCTACGGTCCGTTCATTCGCGAGACCACGGTGCCGGACTTCCGCGCAACCGAGCGCGTCCAGATCGGCGACGCGCCGATGCTGAAGGAGCGTAAGCAGGGCAGCGAGACCAGCTACGGCACTCTGAGCGATGCCAAGGAAGCTATCCAGCTGGCGACCTTCGCTCGGGCGCTGAAGATGACGCGCCAGATGATGATCAACGATGATCTGGGCGCCTTCGCGCGCATCCTGACCTCCTTCGGTCTGCGCGCCGGTGAGCTCAAGTCGGACCTGGTCTACAACGTCCTGACCGCCAACCCGAAGATGGGCGACGGCAAACAGCTGTTCTCGTCTGCCCACAACAACCTCCTCAACGCCGAGCTGTCGGTTGATGGTCTCTCTGCGGTTCGCAAGTCGATGCGGACTCAGAAAAGCCGCGATGGCGCATCTCTGAACCTCGTCGCGAAGACGCTGATCGTGGGCCCCGAACTCGAAACCCGCGCTCAGCAGCTGATCGCACCGATCGCGGCTGCTGTCAGCGGTGAGGTCAACCCGTTCAGCGGCGGTTCGCTGCAGCTCGTGGTCGACGCCCGCATCGAGGATGACAGCTGGTTCGTGGCTGCCAACCCCGGCCTGATCGACACCATCGAGCTGGCCTTCCTTGACGGCGCGAAGGGCCTCCAGACGCGCACCATCGAGGAGCCGATGCTCGACGGCATGAGCGTGCTCGCGCAGATCGACGTCGAAGCCGCCGCGATCGACCATCTCGGCCTGGTGAAGTCGAAAGCCGCCTGACCTGGATGGCCGAGGCACGGCGCCTCGGCCTCCCCCCTACCTCTTGAATCCCGGAGATCGAAATGAAGACCTACATCTCGAGTGGTGGCGTGATCACCGTCACCGTCGACAGCGACACCAAATCTGGCGATCTCGTCGCTGCGGGCGCGCTGATCGGCTTCGCTCAGACCGACGCGGACGCAGGCACGGACTGCGCAATCGTGACCGCGGGTGTCTACACCACCTCCGTCGCAGCCGCCGACACCGTCTCGGTCGGCGATGTCATCTATCTGAGCGCCGGCACGCTGACGACCGACGCGACCGACGCGGTCCGCGCAGGCATCGCCGTGACCGCCGGCGAGCCGATGGACGGCATGGCGAGCGTCCAGGTCAAGATCAACGCGTGATCGATGCGGGGGAGCACCTGGCTCCCCTGCCCCACCTCCAAACGAACATAGAGGCTCGACGACATGCTGAAGGGACTCAAATCCGCGCTCACGCGAGACCGGCAGCAGCTGCCGATCGTCGAGCTAGACTGGCTCAGCGGTGTTCGCCTGGCGGTCACGAGCGTCGAGGCGACCTACGGTCCGCAGCTCGGGCCAGGCGCTTACATGATCTCCGCGTCCGCACCTGTCTGGCTGTCCGTCGGAAGGGAAGCGGGGGACGCGGCGGGGTCGATCTATCTCCCAGCCGGCATGCCTTATCACACGCTGATGAGCTACGGCGGATACGTCAGCGCTCGAGCCGTCGACGGCACCGCAAGCGTCTCCGTCATCCCGATCGCCTGATGCTGACATCGCCCGCCTCTCTCCTGTCGATCTACCTTAGCTCGACCGCGCTGACGCCGGCCATGCCGTTCCGGCTCATGCACGCGGGCTTGAGCACGATCGGCCGGCCCTACGGTCCGCTGGCGCGCGCATCGCTTGCGGGGTTTGAGGTTGCATCTCGACACCCTTCCGGCTGGGCCGCCGCGTCTGCGCTCGGCATCACTATCATCGCAGCGGAGACCGCCGTATGACCATTCTCCATCATGACTCTGTGCAGCTCTATTCGACGCCAGATGAACTCGGCCAAGCCTGGTCGCGGCCAGGTAGTTCCGGCAACACACCCACGCTCGAAGCACTCGGCCGTGGCGGCGCAGCATCGATCACTCCGGTGCGCAGCGGGGCAGGAGTTGTTGTCAAAGAGTTCGATGGGCGGCAGACGGTAGGCGTGCATGCGAGCGTTCGGCTTGGCGGTGATCCCTCGGACACGTATGGCAACGCTCTAATCGTAGCCGGTTCTCGAGCAAGGCTGTCTTCATTCGAGGCTTCTAGCTACTCCTACTCGAGCCAGTATCCCAGCAAAGTGTCAGACCTGCTGACGATCGGCATCGATGGCAATGGCGCCTTGCTCGTTGAGCACGTCGTTCAATACTCGTCCGGCGCCTACTCTCTGAACCGTCTGGTGCTCGGAGGGTCGTCGGCTCCGCTGGTGCGTGATCAGCTTTACTCGATCGAGGCTCTAATCGACGTCTCTACCTCAGATGCCCGTGTCGCTGTTTGGCTTGATGGAGTGTCGATCGTCGATTCCTCTTTCCCACGCGACAGGGTGTCCGGCGTTGACGATGTTCGGACGGATATCATCGAATATATGGGGTTCGGAGGCGCATCGACGTCCAGTCCAAGCTACTCCGATATCGTGATCTACGACGCGGCAGAGCTGCCAGCCCCCTTGGGCCCGCTTTCCGTCCGGCACTACCCACTCGACGATGCTGCCTTCGGGCTTCCGGTCGACGACAGCACGAGCGTCGAGATCTCCAAGGATGGCATCGATCTGTCGCTGCCAGCATCGTTCCCTGGTTCCGGCCCCCTCCTCGGAGCTTACTTCGCGGCGCGGACCATGTCTGCCGAGGCGGAAGAGATCTACTCGACGATGTATACGCTCACCGGCGCGCCGTATGGGGACCTGATCCTGACGGATGACGGCCTTCCTGGCGGCAACAAGTCTACGCGCCGGCATGCGCTGGAGGGCGTCGTCGACTTCGGCGACCTCAATGGGCTGATGATCAACGCGAGGAGCACCTGATGGACAATCCTAGCGTCTTTGACGGCATGTTCTGGCACATGTCCCAGATTTTCTCCGATGTTTGGGGTGCTCCGGTCACGCTAAAGCTGCACGACGGTCGCGAGATCGTCGTCAGCGGCATCTACCGCGAGTACAATATCGAGTGGTCTATCCATGACGGCGTTGACCAGCGGATGCCCTGGCCGAAGCTCGATATTCGTCGCGCGGACCTGATCGCCGCCGGCGTCTTGGATCCGGAAGCAGACTTGGATCAGGCCGAGCTGACGCTCAACGGCAAGACCCGGATGCTCAGCGAAATCCGCGACGACCAGCGGGTCATGGTCAAATGCCGGGTCTCTGACTTCTGAGACATAGCCAGGGGAAAAGAAACCACCTCACCACCCATCACCACGACCCAGCCTACACCTCTTTTCTCCACCTTGCCCCCTCTCAGATCTCACGACGCCGCAGGCGTCACATGCAGCCAATCCGAACGTGATATAATGCATGCATGGTATAAATAGAGGCGCGAATGCATCCACGCACCATCATCAGACGCAAGATCGCAGAGACCCTGAGTGATATCGGAGTCGAGGTCTATCCGTCTCGTGCTCGAGATCTGCGGAAGGGCGAGGATGAGGCGATCATCGTCTACATCTCTGACGAAACCCTCTCGCGTCCCCGCGGCGGCGGCGAAATGCGTGTTGCTCGACCGGTTCAGCGAGACATGAGCGTCGAGATCCTGATCATGACGACGACGCCCGGCGACGGCTCGGAAGCGGCTGAGCGTGGGGATGAGCTGTCTCGCCAGGTTGAGCTGCGACTGAACGATCAGATCGCCGACCTGCACCCGGTGAGCGCGACCCAGGCGCATGCGGAAGGCGCTCAGATCAAGTGCCTCACGTCATTGATCTATCAGACCACATATCACGACAATATGGAGGCCCAGTAAGATGGCCAAGACAGTCCTGAATCCACTCGGCAAAGGCACTTACCTGAACGGCAAGGGCGCCATCTTCTGGTTTGATGAAGGCGGAGTGAAGGGCCGTCGCATCGGCGATTGTGACGCGATGACTGTGCAGGTCGAGGTTAACGAGTCTGAGCGCTACAGCAACGAGTACTCGACGCGAACGCTGGCTCTGAAGTCGCTCGACGACTTGAAGGTCACTGTGTCAATGACGATCGCGCAGTTCAGCGGCTGGGTCCGTGCCGCAGCGGTGCTCGGCAAAGAGACGACAGTAGATCAAGCGTCGCAGGCCGGCGTATCTCTGTCGATCGCTGACGCCGGTGTCTATCATCTCGACGGCCGCGGCGTGACAAATGTCACTGTCACGAAAGACGGCGAACCCGCCGTACTCGACGTCGACTACATGGTCGATACCGTGTCCGGTCTCTTTGAATCTCTGACCGGCGCACTCGACGTGACTTACGACATTCCCGAGATTTCGGCGGCATGGGCGGCTGGCATTGCGTCCGGCACCGGCATGGAGGGCAAGATGGTCTTCCGTGGCGTTAACGAGCAAGGCGCTAAATCTCTTCTCGTACTGAACAAGGTGCAGGACCTCCGCCCGACAGGCGGCCGCGCTTACATCAACGAGTCCGGAGTCCAGACTATCGAGATGAGCGGCACTGCGGTTGCCGCACCGGGGCAGCCGGCAGGTATGGAGATCGGCTGCGAGATGACCCTCGAAGATTGATTTAGTAGCCCCGGCTTCGGTCGGGGATGATCCAGAAGTTCGACGTAGCAGGACACCCGACATGCACGATGACATCATCTCCCTCGCTGACGTAGTCGAGGTCGAAGAATACGCCGACCTCACGCGCGGTCGCATGCGCATCCATCTACTCGGCGCTGGTGACATCGCGCAGATGCTCATTCTTTTTCCCTCCCTGCGCGCGGTGCTGCGCGGCGACGAGCTCGATGGACAAGGCCTCGTGCGGCTTGCACAAGAGGCGCCAGACGCGATCCCTTACCTGATCTCATGCGGATGCGGGATGCCGGGGCATGCCGGCATGCGTGCGGCGCGCAATCTCAACTCCGCAGATCAGATGCGACTGGTCCGCCGGATCATCGATGTCAGCTTCCCTGGCGGCTCGTCGGATTTTTTCGACGAGGTGGAGCGGCTCATCCCGCCGGTCGCTCCGACGCCTACGCCGAGCGAGGAGAACGCGCCGGAGCTTCCAGACGAGATCGACAGCCTGGAGGACTTGATGCGGCTCTGAGCCGCCTCGTGCTGATCGCGATGCGCGCGGGATATGATCCCGCAGCGGCGCGCAGGCTCTCCCCCCGTCAGCTCGTCGCCATCGCGAAAGCCGAGGCCGAGCGCGACAGGTCGATGATCGGCCACCACGCTATCGCCGCTCGAGCCGCGCAGGCTGGAAAGCGCGACTTCGAGGATTTCATGAAAGGCCTGTCACGATGACCGCCGGCTCCAATTCGAACATCAATGTCATCTTCGGCGCGCAGGGCGCGAACCACGTAATCGCCGCTATGCAGCGTGTGCGCTCGTCCGCTGAGCGCATCAGCACGCCGATGGTTGCAGACCTGCAGAAGTTGCGACAGGTCGCCGGCGTCATGGGTAAGATCGGTGTCGCTACGGCCGGCATCGGGGTTGCCGGAACTGCAGCTTTCGTGGGCTCGCTCGCCAAAGCTCGTGAAATCGCAGCTGAGGTTTCCGAACAGCTGACGCAGATCGAGAACAACGCAAAGGGCCTCGGCTCGATCTCAGCGAACAATCTCGGCGGTTTCGCCTTCGCGGTCCGGTCAGCCGGATGGGAAGGGGTGGAGGACGTCATCGGCATCGGTGGGGCGATGCGCGAAGCCGCGATGGCGGTGAAGGAAGGCGATGAGGAGGTGATTGCCGCATTCAAAGGCATGGGCATTCAGTATAGCGACCTGTTCGAGTTCGATGCGAGCAAAGGGGCCTTCTCGGGCCCTCTTCTCGGCGCTGACGAAATGCTGCTGAATATCGCCAAGCGGCTGCAGGAGATCAAGGGGACGGTCAGCGAGGTCTCGATCGACGAGAGCCTGATCAAGATTCTCGGCGCGACCGACGGAGCCAAGATGCAGTCTCTCGCCGAGCTCCAGGCTAGCGTACTGGATGATCGCATTGATCTCTGGAATGCTCTGATGAGCAACCCGACTATGGATGACTACGCGGCATCACGAGCATTCCGCGAGTCGCTCCATGCCAACGAGGCCGCGATCTCCGGCATGAAGCTGGCTTTCGCGCGAGAGCTCTTCCCCGTCCTTACGGAATCGAATGCGAAGTTCCAGCAGTTCGCGCTGGACAATCAAGGCCGGATCGAAGCACTCGGGGGAGTGTTCGCGGATTTCGCGAGCGACCTGGAGCCGCTGCTCTTGCGCGTGGCGGAGCTGGTTCTGGATGTCGCGGTCGGCGGAGGGGATCTGGAAGACACCCCCCTGACCAAGTTCGTCCAGCGGGCCCTCGATCTGATCACGGGTTTCAAAGACGGGCTCATCGACGTCTTGGACTACATGACCACCGGTAAAACGGATGTGCCGTGGCTCGAGAGCGCAATCGCGTTCTTCCAGGAATTCCGGTCTGAGCTTCTTGCCGTCGTGGAAGATCTGCGCAGCTTCTACTCGGTGATTGCGGATGATGTGGCGCCGGCTGTTTCCGAGTTCGTCGGATGGATCGATCAGATGCTCTCCGCGCTCGGCGTGGAGTCCTCGGGCGGGCAGCTGGCCGTCGTGGCCGGGCTGGTGCTGTTTTCCAATACGCTGATCACGTCGATCGGACTTGTCGGTAAGCTGATCACGGGCCTCGGCCGTCTCGGCTTTGCCGCGGGATCTGCTGTCCTGTCCGCCGGTGGCGCCGGAGCGGGTGCAGGCGCGGCCGCGGCCGGGGGCGCTGCTATTGCGGCTACGGCCGGCGCCGGCGTGGCTCTGCTCGCCGGATCCGCTTGGCTCAACAAATCCACCGCCGACATGCAGGAAGAGACGGAGCAAGCCGCAGAGAAAGCCAAGCAGCTCGCGAAGACGCATGGGCAAGCATACGCGGCGGCTTACCTTCGTGCTTTTCTCGACCAGGCGACGGACACCAAAACTGGGTTTTCGGCAGCGAAATGGCTCACAGAGAAGCTTGGGTTCTCGGATCTTGAAGGAACCAAGGCAAAGCTCGACGTAATAATCGCGGGTGGTGACGCATCCGAGGCCATCGCCGGAGCGGCGGAGGCGTTTCGCGATTTCGGGTGGGAAGTCCGCCGTGACGGGCAGATCGAGATTTCCGCGGGAATCACGGTCAGCGCTCTCGAGCTCGATGCGGTTGCGCAAGCGCAGCTCGGGAGGATGCAGGACACGCTCCGCATCGACGCCGCGGCTGCCGGACTGGCGGATCGCGCCAGCATCCCGACCCCAGACTACAGCGCTCCGTCTGACGTCGGCGCAGCACAGCAGCGCGTGCCTGTCTTGATCCAGATCGGGGCGGGGCAGCCGATCTCCGGGCTGAGCGCCGACAGCCCTGACGCCCTGCGGCAGTTCAGTCGCGCGGCATCACAATCAGCGCGCGCGAGGTCCTGACATGCTCAGCAGTATCCGTCCGAAATACAGCAAGCTCCAGCTCTCTGGCATCGAGATCCCGGCGGGCGCGGACAGCGAGATCAGCATGTCGATCAATCTGATCGGCTCCGCGGCAGACATGCAGCGGACCGTTAACGGTGATCTCCTCAACGTCGCTCGTTCCGTTTTCCTGAAATATGCGGTCTCGATCTCGGGATCAGGCATGCGCCCGGCCGGTCTCGCCGGGATCGCACCGGGTGATTATGTCGAGCTCGTCTCATTCGAAGAGATGCCGATCTCCGCAAGGCCTGCGGCTGCAACGGTAGAGCTGCCGCGCGCCGGCGTTGACGTCGTCGGGATCACCGTGGACGGCCGCGCAATCGCGCCGATCAGTCAGCCGGCCTCGCCGCTGCCGCTCGAGGTCGAACGCGGATCTTCTCGCATTGCTGAGCTCCGGATGCGGCCATCAGTCGAATTCTCCGAGCCAGTCTCGCTCGTCCGCTATCACGCGGTGCTGGCATGCGCCGTGGTAGATTGGAGCATCGACAATGATGAGCGAATGGCGACCTCGAGCTGGAGCCTGCAGCTCGAGGAGGTGTGAGCAGCATGACGCAGCAGACGTATTCGATCGAGGCCTACGTCGACCTCGAAATCCAGGGCTTTGTTGCGGGCGACGAGGTGGTCATCTCGACGACCGGTGACGTGTGGATCTACTACATCGGCGGCTCCACGATCGGCCGGGCGACGCCTGAAACTCCGATTTCGTTCTCCTTCAATGACGGCGAGGACGGCATCCAGATCTGGGAAAACAGCGGCAGCGGGTCTGACGTTACCATTGCGATCAACGAGAGCGCACCTGAACCTGACCCCGAGCCGGACCCCGAACCTGAGCCCGATCCTGATCCAGAACCGGAACCCGACCCAGAGCCGGATCCTGATCCGACACCCGATCCTGTGCCTGGCGTGGGGATCGGCAAGATCTACTTCGCCCGCGTCGCGTCTCCATCCGTTGCTTTCGACCCGGCGTCGCACGCTGCGGAAGACCTGACCGTATTCAAAGCGTCCGTCAGCCAAGCGCGCCAAGAGTGCGCGATCATCAGCCTCGAGTGCCTCTACCCTGAGGGTGGGCTGCTGTCCGATCGCTGGGGCATTCTCTCGATCGAGCGCGGTGGCGTCGCTGTGGAGATCGCGCGCGGGCAGATCAACGGCTTTCCTGCGGCGTTTGCCGGCCAGCGCGTGCAGGTCGAGCTGATCTGCCGTCGGACGGACCACGTCACAGCGGTCGATGAGCTATTCGCTGCTCGTGATGCCGAGGTGCCGGACGTCCTCGTTGACAGCAACGTCATGCGCCGCACAGAGGCGTACCTTCTCGACGAGGTCTATCATGACAAGCTGACTCTGACGCCCACGCTCGAGCCGATCGCTGGCGCCGAAGCTCCCGCATTGACGCTCTACGGCGAGGGTGCCGCGGCCGGACAAAGCCAGATCATGGGGATCGACATCGAGATCACAGATGCGCCGGTCGAAGCCGTTACCATCGACCTCGAGTGCTTTTTTGAAGAGCTGGCCCCATCGGAAGGTTTCTTCGTAGAACCACGCTAAGGAAGAACTTTCAGCGAACACAATCAGGTTCCCCAGTCTCTGGCTGGCCTGATGTTCAGTGGTCGCGCAATTTTGCGGTCTGCGGCTCCAGAATGCCAATCGAAGTCGCCGGATAGAATGACGTGCTCCCACCCGAGGGGCGATGTGTGAGGAAGCAGCTTGACGTCGTAGATCTGGGTGGTCTGCGCGAGGTGGCTGGCGGCCTTGTCCATGTAGATCGTATTCCAGAACGTGATGGCGGCGATGACGAGGTTGAGCGCCATGGCCCGCTTCTGTTGGGCGGCATCAGAGCGATCATGAATGCGCCCTTGTGAGTGGGCAAAGACGGCCCGAGCCAGCGAGTGTCGCGCTTCACCCTTGTTGAGGCCTGCGTGGCATTCCATGCGCAGGTCGGCGTTTTCGATCCAGTCGAGCATGAAGAGCGTGCGCTCGATCCGGCCGATTTCACCCAAGGCAAGGTAGAGCCGGTTTTGCTGGCGGTACGCTCCAAGCTTGCGCAGGATTTCAGACGGTTTGAGAGACTTGTCGCGGATGCTGGCGGCGAGACGCATGATGTCACCCCAATGCTGCCGGATCACTTCTTCGTTGATGGGCTTCCCGATGAGGGATGACAGGGTGGGCCACGCCTTCGCGCTTCCGAAGCATGCCAGCCGCCGGTCGGGAAAGTCGCGCAAGCGCGGGGCGAATGTCATCCCCAAGAGATGGAACAGGGCGAAGACGTGGTCCGATACGCCACCGGTATCTGTGTAATGCACAAGAGGGTCGAAGCTGGCCGGATTGCTCAGGAGGCCATCAAGCACGAAGGGGGCTTCGCCTGCGGTCGCCCCGATGACACTGGAATGGAACGATCCGTACTGACCCGACAAGAAGGAGTAGATCTTCAGGCCGGGATCGGGTCCGTATTTGGCGTTGATGAGCCCACTGCCACGATTGGCAGCGAAGAACTGCCCATCCGATGAGCTGTGCTCCACCGCGCCCCAGTGCTGCGCAAAGGGCAGGCCATGATGGGCGTCGACGATACGGCCCAAGGCATCCGCGAATGTCTCCGGCCGAAGGTACCATGTCTGCGCCCAGGTCAGCTGCGCATGGCTGACGCGCGATGAGGCATGCGCCATCCGCTCGAGACCAAGATTGGTGGCCCCGGCCAGGATCGTGGCCAGAACGGCGGCGGGTTCATCGTGCTGCTTGCCAGACCGCAGGTCGGTGAAGGCATCAAGGAACCCGGTCTGCGCATTCACCTCCCAGAGCAACTCCGTGATGCGGATGCGCGGCATCACGGCATCGATCGCCCGTTCCAAACGCATCGCTGCGGGCGGTGTGACCGCGTCATGCGGCGTAATCTTCAACCGCCCGTGTTCAATGCGGACACCAGGGAGCGCATTGCGCTTCAGGGCGCGGTCAACTTGCTCAAGGCGTTTCGCCAGCGTAGCCCGCCGGTCAGACAACCATGCGTCTGGATCGGTTTCGAATCCCGCGTCCCGCATGATGATTTCGGCTTTGTCCCGGGGCTTCAGGTAGCTGTCGAACCGGCGATAATCACGACTGCCGTCAACCCAGACATCCCCGGCGCGCAGGCGCTCTCGCAAGGTTGACACAACCGCAGTCTCGTACACGCGCCGTTGTGGCTGACCATCCTGAATGATCAGCGATGGCCAATGCTTGGCCGCGAACGGCATGGGAGGATCGTCGGGCAACTTGCGTTTGCCTGTGCGGTTTTGGTCGCGCAGCAAGGCAATTGCCTCCTTGAGGTCATCCCCCGCATCGGTGGCATTGAACTCGAACGCTTCAAGGAAGGCCGGGGCAAACTTGCGCATATAGACATAGCGCTCAGCCGCCAGAGCGAGCGGATCACTGGTTGCCAGCTCTCCAAAGCCAGCGATTTCGTCACGCTTGCCCAAGAGCGTTTCCCACCCGACATCCGCATCCAACGCAGCAAAGGGATCTTGCCCCAAATCTTGTGCGCGGGCCATGGCATCAATGGACGCGCCGAAGAGCTGCATCAGCTTGCCAACCTTGGTCTTGCCCATACGCCAGACCTCCTCCTGGCGATTGCGGGATCTTGAGAAGAGCTGGCCGGTCAGTCGCTCGAACATGGCGATCGTCGCATCGGTGAGCGTGATGGATAAATCCGCCATCTGCGCCGCGACCGTAGCGATCCGCCGCCGTTCACCAAAATCGTTCAGCAAGCTCACAGGCGCCACAGCGCCCTCGCGCGCGAACTTGAGCAGCCGGTCAGGGTGGAGGCCGTGCCCAAGGTTTGGCGGCATGTTCAGCGATCGCAGATATTTCAGGCGATCCAGAAGCGCGGTCATGCTGGCCGGGCTGGCGGAATGCGGATAGCCACGCAGCCACGTGAGCCGCGTTTGCCCAACAGATGGATCGTTGACCAAGAGCGCCTGCAACTGGACACGTTGACCCGGAGAGAGAGCATCAAACAGCGCTGCGGCAGCCTCGCGCCGGGCGCGTGCCCGCCCTTTCAGGGCAAGACGCTCAAGCGTGTCCACGCTCGGTAACACCAGATGCTGCTTGCGCAGCTCCGCAACCAGCGTCTCAACAATCTTCACGCCGTGATCCGTCGCGAAGGCCGCCATCGTGGCGATATCCTCCGCTTGCTGCACATGTTCAGGTCCGAAAGGGGAAAGCCCCAAGTGGCGCATCGCGAGGGCATGATGTTCGTGCCGCGTATTCCGCCTGATGGCATAATCGTCGAGAGTACAGGCCTCCACCTGAAGCTGTTCAGCAAGCCAAGCGATCAGTTCCGCTGGCGGCATGATGCCGTCGCTCCACCCGAAGCCCGGGTAGCGCAGCAGACAAATATGCACCGCGACACCAAGGAGGTTTTCGGCGCGACGTCGGGTACGGATCAGGTCAATGTCGTCCCGGCTCAGCAGATAATGGCGGATCAAAGCATCAGGATCCGTCAGCACCTCGAAGAGGTCTGCATGCGCGCGGGAAGAAAGTAGTCGGCGGGCCATAAAGTGTCCTCAAAACGTAGTTGCAAGTTTGAAGACCTCGAATATTATAGAGACCAATAAAAAGACAGATTTGCTGCGCCAATTCAGGATCACAGCGATCACGTGAAGTCAGGCTACAAAACGGTCGTTTTGGAGACACCATGCCACGCACCGGCGACATCCTCGGATACGCAAGGGTCTCAACCGCCGACCAAGACCTGTCCGGCCAAAAAGACCGACTGCTGCAACACGGTGCCATTCGCGTGTTCGAAGACGTGATCTCCGGCAAGACGTTCAACCGGCCCGGTCTGGCGGCCTTGCTTGATCAGGCCAGGCCCAACGATACTCTCGCTGTCATCCGCCTAGATCGCTTGGGCCGCTCGCTCAAAGAGCTTCTGGAATCCGTCGATGACCTCAAGGCCAGAGAGATCAATCTGATCAGCCTTGAGGAGCGGATCGACACGACATCCGCCGCTGGCGAACTCGTATTCCACGTCTTCGGGGCCATTGCGCATTTCGAGCGCCGCCTGATCTCAGAGCGCACCAAAGACGGCCTGATCAACGCTCGAAAGCATGGCCGCACCCCGGGGCGGCCGCCATTGCAGCCCGAGACAATCTCAGCCCTTCAAGATCTCGTCAGCGCCGGAAAATCCGTCGCCCAGGCCGCAAAACACCTCGGCATAGGCAGATCAACAGCTTACAAGGTGATCAGAAACACCACACCATAAGCCATGTTTATGCTTCGTTCTTCCTTAGCGTGGTTCTACGAAGAAACCTTCCGATGGGGCCTATGTGAAGGGTTCAA